TCATCTTCAGTTCCGTTCATCATTAGCTTGAGACCATCTTTAATCATCTTCCGACAGGGTGCAGGAGTAGATGATTTGACTGCCTCAATACCCATCATCTTTAGTTTGGGTTCATTATATTGAACACCTTCACTGTTCCACACGTTGAGAATGTATCGCTTCTTCGCAGTCCAAATACCACGCTCAGCAATATTCTCACGTTTCATAATCATTTTTTGTTCATATGCCTGAACGTAATCCGCAAGTTCCTGATAACTGGATTCGATGAATGGTTCCAACTTGTCTTGACAGATCTTATCAAGTAGCGAAACAACTGCTGTTTTATCGCCAGACTTGTTACTAAGAAATTTATCAACAAGAGGTCCCATATTAAGATAGATTGAGTCAGTGTCAGATGCGATGACATAATCCTCACCATCCGTTTTCAAAATCTTATTTAGATATCCATTCATTCGGTTCTCAATCCAACGGATGGAGACTTGACCTGAGAGGGTGATTGCTTCTGCGTTAGCAAGCTTATAGTAGCGAAAGTATTGATTACCAATAGCACCATAAGCAGAGTTAAGTTGGATCTTACGCGCCATTTGGATGTTGTTACATCTGGCGATTTCCTTTTCAAGAGTTTTTGTAGGAGTTTTTTCATAATCTTGTTTAGCAATAAGCATCTTCTTTTTGAAGATCTTTCGTTCATTATAAATCCTTTCCATCAATTCTGGCAAGAATCCACGGACATCTTTGCGATACATGGCACCATTTGCACATACCGCATTGTCCTTATACATCTCAAAAGTTATTTCCTCATTAAGTATCTTATCAACGGTAGCACTTGGGTGTCGCTCCTCAAGTAGCGTCTCTGGGGAGATATTATATTGCATAATAAGATGAGGGTACAGACTATTAAGGTCAAAACTGACAACCCAATCATACTTTCCAGGAATCGGTTCCTTGACATATGCTCCAGCGTATTTGGAATCCTTGTCAGAACGCTCCTTCGGAGGAATTACAATATTCCTCTTCTTGAGATAGTTGTAGATGATTGTATCCCACATACGAACTTGTGATGATACATCAGCATAGTTCGCCTTAGCGTCATATGCCATCGTAACGGCAAGTTCAATCAGTTTCATCTTGTCTTCCATTCGGTCAACAAGTTCCACGTCAATAATATTGTACTCTACAAACTTCTGCCACCCGTTTGTATAAAAGTCTTTAAAGGTATCAAACTCACTGTGGTCTAGTTTCTTCTGACCAAGTTCTACTTCAGCTATGTAGTCAAGGCGATATGATTCTTGTGCTTTGTAGGTAAACTTTTTATACAGATTCAGATAATCAAGTTGAGTGATGCCACCAACATCATATGCAATGTTCTTACGACCAGCAATGAAGATCTCACGCTCAGTAACAAGACCCCAAGGAGAAAGTCGTTTCATTAACTTCTCACCAAGAATCCTTTCAATACGACGAACCAGATACGGCATATCATATAATTCACTATTCCATCCAGTCACAACTTCAGGAGTATTACTTTCATCCATCCACCAGTGAATAAATGCATCAAGTAATTCCCTTTCAGTCCTGTAAGAATTATAAATTACATTCTTTTGCTTGTTCTCAAAAGGACCCTTACCCCAAGTGCGGATTTGCTTGGTTGCATAATCCTGAATCGTAATTAGAAGAACTTCTTCTGCAGCTGACTCTACATCAGGGAATCCATTCTCAGATGCAACCTCAATATCAATGGTTGTAATCTTAATCTTGTTTGTCTCAAATTTAATTTCTTCTTCAGGATACATTTCAGAGATGTACTGATAAATGTATCCTGTATTTCCGTAGATACTAAAGTTCTCTACTCCATCATACTTTTTAATAAATTCACGACAGTCTCGAACGGTACCCGGTTGAATTGCTTCGACATGTTCTCCAGAGAGTGTTTGATACTTTGTTTTCTTATTTGATGGAACAAAAAGAGTCGGAAAGAACTTCTCCCGAGTCATGAAATGATTACCATTTTCATAACCACGGACCAAGAAGTGATCCCCGACCATTTGAACGTTTGTGTAAAAGCGCATTACGATGTGAGTTCTAGATACTTTTCAATGACTTCTGGTGTTGGATCGGCAATCGTCAGAATGTCTTCTGATCTTACCATGAATTCGTCTTGACCACTTGCTTCAATCCAAGTGGTTAAAGAATATTCATCATTGGTATCATTCTTTTTCCACTCAAGAGGTTTAATTAACTTACAATTTGGATCACCAAGTTCTGCATCTAATTCTACAATCTCAGTGATTAATACTGTATCAATCTTGAATAATACCAGTTTTACATTTTCACTCATCTTCTTCTTCCTCAAAAGACAATCCATTCAAAGCAAGTTTTTGTTCATACAAATCTTTTAACGTTTGAAGTGGATTAACAATTGCAATAACTCCATCTAATGCTACTGGAATAGATGCGTCTGCTGTCAACACAATCCATGGAGAAAGAGTTACTTCAACTTCTTTATCAGATTTTTCTACTCCTTCATCGATTGATTGTTCAACTAAAACAACAGCAGAATTAGTCCACTTTACTGAATGTGGATGCCTTAACATGTATCCACATGCGCGTCCTTCTGCATTCGTAATTTCTTTTACGCTGGAGATGACATATTCTCCAGTCTTCATAAGAGCCAGTTTAATCATTTTCTCAGAGAACCTCCATATATTATACCAAGAAAAAAGAGGGGCGTCAACTGGATTTTGCCAGTTACCCCTCCGTCTGCGACGACGATATTCAGTTTTTATTTATTCACCAAGGAATTAGTTCATCAGATTTTTCTTTAATTGGAACTGTTACTGGTTTAGGTGTGAGTGCGTATGCCCCGAATGCTGATGCTGCGATTGTTGCGAAAATTGCTAGTATTGCCATTATGGTGTCGTAAAATCGTAGGTATTTATACTGGGTGGACTATTAGGGGAATGCGCTCCCAAGGAACCCATTGAAAAAAAGAGTCATTACGGTCCCAATAGTAAGAGTAGCGGCAGTGAAATTCATAAGTCGTCCTCCATGGTACATAATTATATAGCAAAAGTGTATCAACATGATACACTTTTGTAGCAACGGCAGCAAAAATTAGTCAGGATTTAGAGATAATCCTTTCTCTGATGATGCTCTGGGACAATTTTTCCTAGATCAATAGTTAATAACCCATCCTCAAATCCAACTGATCTAACTTCCGTTTCATCTGATAGGGTCCAAGTTCTGGTGAAAGATCGTTGAGCCAGTCCTCTATGGAGGTATTCTGTGGAATGTTCCTCGTCACCTTTCTTCCCTTCGACGAATAACTTTCCGTCCTGTGTGTATACATTGATTTCTTTCTTTTTAAATCCAGCAAGTGCTAGTTCTAAGCGGTATTCTACATTGCTTAATTGAACTAGGTTGTACGGTGGGTAATTAGTTTGTGTCTCGTGCAGCGTCCCGAGACGGTCAAAGTAATCGACCATACCAATACTGTGTTTATTTATACGATCAATCAGTGCAGGCAAATCGGCACTATGAAATTTCATTAAGTTGGTCATGTGACTTCTCCTTAAAAGCGAGTTTATGTTGTGTGATTCCCGAAGGCAATCATCATTATTTAGAACAAATCATAAAAAAACGGGGTGTTGAACCCCGTACATTTTTATTGGGTTTTAATAACCGATGATCCATCATCTTCAAGGAATGGCATTTCATAAATCTCAAATTGATATTCATAAAAGATTTCTCCACCATCTTCCATTTTAACTTTAACTGGACCCATCTTTTTAAGAATTTTTTTAATTTTGGTAACAAATTCTGAACATTCATTCTTCTCCCACTGATCCTTAAATTCAAATTTGTTGTGATAAATGACTAAAGCAAGTTTGTACCTTGAACCATTTACTTCATCATCAATAAGTTGTGATGTAATGTTTGTTTCAAGGGTTTTTGAAGCTCCTGTTGAACCATATACAACCATTGTTTTGTTATCACGAAGTTGTTCAACTTTTTTATATAGTCTATCATTATTGCTAGCAGGAGCACCTTTCCCATAAATTTTAACCGTTTTACCAGATTGATTTGCCCTTTCGTTAAAATCTTTCTCCGCAGCTTTTTTGATAAGATGATCACGTTTCTTTTTCGTAACGATGCCAAATGCTTTAAGTGCCTCATGACAATAGTTGGAATTCAGTTCATGACCATCTGCGTGATAAGAAAGTAGTTGCTTAATATGAGTTCCATCACTATTCTCCAGTTTTTTCTTAGGGTTCACTCGATTAAGCATGACCCCTACCATGATCATCTCTTGTTTAGTGATACCAAGATCAGTCCACACTTCTTTTGAAATGCGACGAGTTTTAACTTCACTAGCATGCTTTGACAGAGTAATACCCTGCCTAGTGTGGTTTCCATCACCACCAATATCCTTTCCATCATCTGATGCTTCTTCCCAAATCAAAACTGGATCGGTGTTTGAAATATCGCCATTTACTTCATCAATTTTTTCTGCAATTTCTCTGATGTGACTAAGACTAGTTTCTTCGCGAATCTGAAGAAAAGTCATATCATTGATTAATGCAAGTTCCTCAACTTCAGAAGAATCGAAGTCTCCCGCATTGATACGCTTTACCAATTCTTGACATACATCAATACGTGCTTCGTTATTGACGGAAGATGAGACCGTGGAACTCATGACCATGTAGTGTGAATCAATTACCTGGTTATTATAACGCATAAAAAAGGGGGCGTCAACCCCCCCCCGTATCATTCAGTTTCTTCTGTTCGCTTCTTCTTAGAACCAATATTATACTTGGTCTCAAGGATCCA